ATACCAGTGTTGTAAGATCGTAAGTCGGCCTTGTGTCGTTACCTTTGTCGCCTCTAAAATGGAATTTCCTTTATTTTCGCGATGTGATTGTCCGCGGTCTGTTGACGCTTTCTATCCCGCGATCCTATTGGCGCTTATTGCCATTTTCGATCTTTTATTCACTAGTTGTGAGTAGTTTTGTGCACAATCCTTGTTGATGGATATAAAACGTCGTGGGACGTTTGTTATTGTATCCCACGTACATTCGATAATATTTCGAATTTTTCGAGACTTTCCAGGAAGACTTGATTTTGATATGATGTTGGTGGAAGTACCACCTCTTCTAGTATTAGGAAAGATCCTCAAGTTATGAGATCATCCCCCCCGGGTTTATGCGCCGGGAATCCATCTCCAATTTCTTGATGGGCTATTATTGCCCCACTTTTCCTTCTCAGCATTAAATTGTTATCGTTATCCTTTCTATTCTTTCTGGCGAAGGCCACCTAATCTCGAGTTGGTTGCACGAACGGAGAGCGAATCTTGGACTCAACATCCTTGACTATACTCCTATAGCGCGTGTTTTGCAACGTGGTTGTTTTTATCGCTATGGTTGAATTTACCCCCCCCCAAACCCCATTTCCAGAATCCTCTCGCGAGGTTACTCCAGATCCCCCTGATGTTCAATTGGGAGGTCTTGTTGAGGTTCCTGATGATTTCGTCTTTGATAGGCGGATGATTCGGGTTGATGAATATGGTGATGCATTTCATGCCGAATCAGATGAAGAGATGTCTGCGATCATTCAAGATTGCTTTCATGATCTCAATCCTGGTTTGGATATTATCAGACCTTTCTTTGGTTTGGCTTCAGACTGGCACGCTACCAGTACTGAGCATTACCCTTATTTCCCGGGGAATTCACACATGGCCCCATTTGTTCTTGCTCGTCGTTATACTACTTTCGGATACGACGCACAGATTCGTGCGTTTCGTAATCCGGAGGTTGGTTCTAATGCTAGTGAGATTACTGACCCTAGTGGTTCGGTTCTATATTATTACCAAAACCACAGGGGTTCCTTTGTCCAATTTGCTTGTTGGTTTATTAGACTAGGTGATGAATTTGTGCTATTGCGGACGGTTTACCGTTCTGGTTTTGGTATGTTACATTTGTCACCTCTTCTTGAATTTCAACGTGTGGGCTCCGATCAGTTTGAGCATCTGTTTGACGCTGGCGATTTGATGATCGCTCGCGCTCCTGGCTATGACTGGTTGCCTCGTCTCCAATCTCAGTCTGGTGTTAAGGCGGCTTCCCCAAAAAGGGATGCCGCTGCCACGCAGGGATTGACTGTAGAGGAACTGGACAAAAAGAAGATTGCTCTTGAGAAGGAGCGATCGCAAAAACGAAAGAGAAAGGAGAACAAGACTGTTTTCCGTCTTCAATGTGGTGTTTCACAGAGTCCGCCTTTATGCTTGCAGGGCTCTGTGCAACCCATCTTTCGTAGCCAGGTTGGTTACTGGCCCAACATTAATGTTGCGGTTGGTCCCGACCTGCAAGGGAAGCTCGATGAATTCTCGTCGCACGCTCAAAACGTGTCGTCGATGATTCCTCAGATAGCTTCTCTTCTTGAATCTGTTGGCAAAGACGGCATCCAACATAAGTTTTCCTTAGATTCCACTTGGCTTCATGTGCCGGCTACTGTTTCCCTTTTTCTTTTAGGGTATATGGCTGTCGTTGAAGGAGGCAAGTGGTATGCTATAGGAGGTGCTTTTGGTGCTGTCTATGCCACTTCTTGCGCTTATGCGCATAAGGATTGGCTTCTAGAAAAACTCTCAAAGGTTTTCTCTCGTGACCCTGATGAAATTCAATCACAGAGCTTTAACCTTTCGATCATTGAGGATCTCGCCGGTGCGATTACCGGCTTGATGGCCATGCATTCTGCCCGGAGCTGGAATAGCTCTAGTCAGAAGTTTCAGGCCTTCCTCGGAAGTATTAAAACTTTCGATCGAACAAAAACAGGTCTTTCCTCTGCGATGTCATTCGCAGTACAGACCGTCACGCGGATCGTTAATTGGTTCCGCGAAGAGTTTTTAGGGCTTGGCGCAATTTCTGCCATGTCCTCTAGTATTCCCGCGTTAGATTCGTGGGTACAGAAAGTCGATTCTATTCAGCGTGAAGCTTTCGCTGGCACTTTGTCCGTTAATTCAGAGAATAGTGCTCGTGTTGAGGCTCTACGCGTTGAGGGCGCCCACTTGGCGCTCAAAAAGTTTGCACATTCAGAAGTGCAACAAGTGAATGCAGCGTTGCGTGTCTATAATGATATGCTTAAGAGGGTGAATATACCCTTTGAGCGCGCTAATCTTACTGGCGGCGGTTGTCGCATGGAACCTGTTGTCGTCTTGATTTCAGGTCATCCTGGGGTTGGCAAAACCTTCGCGGTGATGCCGGTTCTCTTGAAGGTTCTCGAAAGAGTGATGCCTCAGGAGCAGAAAGATTCACTTGGCAAAAATTACATGGATCATGTATATCCTCGCTGTCCCGAGACGAAATATTGGGACGGTTACCGTGGTCAGTTTGCTACGATGTATGATGATTTCGGTCAGGCCCGCGATGTTGCGGGCCAACCAGATAATGAGTTTTTAGAGATGATTCGTGCTGGGAACATTTTCCCGTACCCGCTTCACATGGCGGATATTGCAGATAAGGGTAACACCGAGTTTGTGAGTAGAATTATTCTCTGTACCTCTAATTTGGTTCAATTCAATCCGAATTCGATCATCTCTCATGAGGCTGTTATGCGTCGTTTCAATTTGATTCTCAGGGTTTATCCCAAGAAGGACTATTGCGTTGATCCTGAGGCGATGACAGAAAATCGTCGCTTGAACCCGAAGCATGAGAAAATTGCGGAGGGTTTTGACCCCGAGATCTATGAGTTTCACGTTCGGTGTGCTGAAGGCACCACGATCAGTAAGGAGACTTCAGAGATCCTGTCTTTTGATGAAGTTGTTGAGCGGATTGTTTCGCTCTATCATTATTCTTCTAAAAAGGCAGATGCCTATTTGAGGTGCCTAGATGACATAGCGAGATACAAGTCGCAGTCTGGGCCTTCAGAACCCACTGAATTCTTGAGGGAATTTTCCAAGAAATTTGGTGAAGACACAGATTTGTCCATGCTTGATTTGGACGCTATTCTTGATAAGAGAAAAGCCCAACAAGAAAGGATGAATATCCACGAGTTCAGTGTTTGGATGAGAGAGAAGCTGGCAGATAATGCAGTTATTTTGACTCAATTCTTGCAAGACCGTGAACTCTACTACCATGCCTTCAAAGTTAATGAGAAGGCTTTTCGCAAATGTGTGGAATCCAAGGTTACTAGGTTACCAGACCTGGTGGAGGCTTTGACGTCCAATTACAGTGAAGATGTCGTGAAAACGATAACCTCCACTGAAATGAGGGCACTTGATGCGGCTCGCGACACGCTCGCAGAGTACAGCACCAAGTTCAAAGCTCATTCCTCAAATCTGCTTGTGCAGTTTAGTTGGATTGAGAATTGGAAGAAAGCCTTAGCCGTTGCCGGTGTCATAATTGGTATAGTTGGCAAACTCGGGTTCTTTACATGGTTACGGTCGGTTTTTCCGAGTGCCAAAGCTCTTTTAGACTCTTCGGAGGTAGAAGATGTCTTGGTACCGGAAAGTGGTGGTCCGCGGATGCGGCACCCACAATTCAAAGTGAACCAGACCGGAACATTCAAATCCGAAGGCGGAGTCGACCTTGGTTGCGTGCAAATGCGCGATGTAATCATAGGGAGGAACCAGTACTTATTGTGCTATCCTCCGAGTGGCTTCGAGTTTGGGTATGTGACCTTTGTGGATGGTCGCCATCTTTTGATGCCGAACCATTTCATAACCCGGATACGTGGACTTCTGGACGATGGGAGGCTTCAATTAGACTCTCAGATCGAGCTCCGGAATTACGTGACGGATCAAGTCATTAAAGCCCGTCCTTTGGATTTTGAACAGGGATTGATAGAATCCCCCCTCCACGACAATGATATGGCGCTAGTTTATTTAGACCAGGCTCACACGCACAGGAAGATTATTTCTTTCTTTGCGAATACGGCCCAGTTGAAGAACCACGATGTGATGAACGTCCAATTGTGCCATGGATTCAAGTTCGAGGAGAAGTTTGGAGTTAACATCCATAACACCCGAGCCCATAGAAAGGCAGAACAAGTCATTCACAATGACTATGAGAACCCCTTTGTGGTGAAGGATGTAATGGAATACCGTGCTCCTACGAAAGACGGTGATTGTGGTATGCTCATTATAGCTCACAGTCCCGGCTTTGGACCCGGAAAGGTCCTTGGTTTCCACATTGCCGGATCGCAAAATTCGCAAGGTATTGGTAGCGTAGTTACTCGAGAGTCTCTCGAAGCTGTGTTTTCCACTATCAAGCGTAAGGATTTCCCCCCCCCGGATGAGGGAGTGGATTTTAAGTTCCAGTTTGGTGTTACTCAAAGAATACCAGGCTTTTTGGAAATCGGCGAGACCCATAAAACGATCTCGCAACCAGGATCTACTTCGATCAAGAGGTCGATTCTCCACAATCTTTGGACTGTTAGTCCGAAGGCGCCAGCCGCTTTGCGGCCGCGTGAAGTGGATGGGGTTTTGGTGGACCCTATGTATAAAGCCATCAAAAATTATGCGGTCATGAAACCTGCTGTTGATAAGCAAATGTTTCGTGTCGCTACACAGAGTTTGAGTTCCTCCATGTTGACAATTATGCATGAGAGCGGAGCGAAGCCGAGACGTTACTCTTTTGAAGAGAGCGTTCTCGGCGTACCTGTGGAGAAATACTGCAAGTCAGTCCCTCGTGGGACGTCTGCAGGATTTCCGTATGTTCTCAGTCCTGTTCCCAACTTTAAAGGGAAAGAGTGGTATTTTGGTAAGGGTGTGGATTTCGATCTAACCCGGCCAGCTGCCATGAAACTTAGGGCTGAATGTGACAAGATCATCGAACTTGCCCTTCAGGGTAAACGATCTGAGGTCATTTTTGTTGATGTCCTCAAAGACGAACTCCGGAAGAAAGAAAGAGTTCGCAACGCTGAGACTAGACTTATATCTGCCGCGCCAATTGCGTACACGATTGTTTGTCGAATGTTCTTCCTCGCTTGGGCAGTTAGCCTGACCAACAACAACCTTCGGGTTGGTGTCGGTATTGGTATAAATGCTTATTCTGAGGATTGGGACTTTTTGGCCCGTAGATTGCTCTCTGTTGGGGATCAAATCCTAGCGGGAGACTTCAAAGGGTTCGACACTAGTCACGGCGTGTTCATTTGTTACATGGTTCTGTTCCTTATCAATGAGTTCTATCAGAATTCTGATGATTTGGTTCGTGAGGTGCTGTTCGCTGACATTGCGGACTCCATCCATCTGTGCACTTTTATAGTGTATATGTGGATCAATGGAGGTTTCCCGAGTGGACATTTCCTTACTGCGCTGCTTCAAAGCATTGCTAATCAGATCCTACACAGATGCGCGTGGATCATTTGCCATCCGAGAGGCGTTGAAGGCCTCCCGGAATTTGACAAGCATGTCGTTCTCATTACCTATGGGGACGATAGCGCTATGTCTGTTTCAAAATACGCTGTCCAGTTTTTCAATTACCACACTATTAGTGAGGCAATGGCTAAACTTGGGTACACGTATACCGACGAAGTTAAGGTCGGTACTGGAGAGGGTCCTCCATTTAGAACCCTTTCCGAAATTGCTTTTCTGAAGCGAGGTTTTCGTTACGAACCTCGTTTGACCCGCTATGTTGCCCCTCTGGCCATTGATAGTATCCTCGAGATGCTTTACTGGACTAAGAAGGGAGCTAGATCTGAGTTGATAACTAAGGCGAACGTAGAAATTGCGTTGCGCGAGTTGTCTCTTCATTCCAAGCAGGATTTTCAGAAATGGGCCCCGCTAGTGGTGGCGGGTGCCCGAGAGCATTTAGAATACCACCCACAAATTACCGAGTACGAGATCCTTCAGGATTTGACGTGCACGATGGAATGTTTGTGGTAATTCTAGCCACACCAGTAGAGAGATGTTCTCTGCTTTTTCGAGGCCAATCCTTGGAACAATTTTTGGAGTGCATGGCTTGCCCTGCTTCTAGTTTTGGAGACGATCCGATTTCGTTCCGGACATCCCCCCCGGGCTTGTGTGCCGGGAAACGTCCGTACTTCGATTTCTGGGCTTTTGATGGCCCCACTGTCTCTTCACAGCGTTATAACGCATCATTGTCTATTTATTACCAGGGCCGAATGCTGCCTAGCCTCGAGTTGATCATGTGTGTGGGGAGCGATGGCGAGATTCAATACCTCGTCCTATACCCCGCTGGCGTGCATGTAGCAACGCAGTTGTCAAATAACGCCATGCCCACTACTACAAACAACAAAGATGGAGTCGCCACCGCAACGGAAGGCGAGGAAATCAAGATTCAAGAGACGGTGACGTTTCATGATGATGGGACTGTGGTTCTGAAGGAATTTCCTAAATATGTGTCTATTGGCGCTAGTTTTAAGGATGTTGCTCTGAACCAGAGGACGCACGAGATCGAGAACTTCTTGGGAAGGCCGATCTTGTGTGCTTCCGGCATATGGAGCACGACGAATGTCGTGGGTTCGCAATTGCAAACCATTCCGTTGCCGTCGGCCTGTTTGTCGAACGCTGCGTACGCCGATAAGGTGCGTGGCTTTTACGGGTTTCGAGCTAAGATGGTTTGCCGTGTACAAGTGAACTCCCAACGTTTCCAACAAGGGAGGTTACTTTTGCATTACCTACCTCAAACGGCCACGATGTCCAATTATAGGAAGTTAACTTCCCTGGCTTCGCTAGTTACGATTACGCAACAGCCTAGGGTTGATTTCAACCTTAATGAGGATACCGAGGTTCGTCTCGAGATTCCGTATGTTTCCAATTCGCTGTATTACAGTATGGCTGATGGTTCCTTTGATTTTGGGACTTTTTACCTTACTGTCTACGGTTTGTTACGCACTGGTTCAGGTGCTACCACTTGCAGTTACTCTGTCTTCTGTCATTTTGAAGATGTCGAGGTCTGCTATCCCGCGGTTTCGCAGATGGGTGTGAAAACCCTGACCGCTAGAGGCGGGAGAAGTGGTGGTGATGTACAGGACGTTGAGTTGAGAGATGCCGGTCTTGGTCCCCTCTCTGGGGGCCTCGCTCGTGTGGCTGGAGCCGGGATGATCCTCAGTGAAATGCCTTTTCTTTCTGCCTTTACAATGCCAGTGTCTTGGGCGGCGGGAATTCTTTCCCGTGCTGCTGATGCTTTGGGCTTTTGTAAGCCTAATAATGCAGGACCCGCAGAGAGGAGAACGTTATCCACGTTCGCGTATATGAACAATTCTAACGCAGTGGACAATTCTTCCAAGATGGCGGTCCGGTCCGACAACCATGTTCAGATGGTGCCGGGCTTCGGTGGCACTGACATTGACGAGATGAATTTCTCGCACATGCTCAGGGTCCCTGCCTATTTCCAGACGCTTACCTGGACCACTGCTCAAGCAGTTGGGGCTTCGTTGTCTACGTTCGCGCTTCGGCCGAATGCTTATTACGAGCCCAGAACTGTTTCGGGCCAGAGTTTGCGATTTACAGCCCCGATGGGCTATGTCGCGAACCATTTTCAGTGGTATAGAGGTTCAATTGGAGTGAAGCTCAAAGTTGTCAAGACGGAGTTTCATAGCGGGCGTTTGCAGATCGCCTTCTTTCCAGGAAAGAATATTTCTGCTTCGGTTGCGACTCTTGCTAATTCTCAGTATGTCTTCCGTGAGGTTGTTGACCTCCGGGTTTCATCGGAGATTACAGTCGTTTTCCCTTGGTCGGCACTGACCCCCTATTATAGGATCCAAGACTTGTACGGTTATATGGATGTTCGGGTTTTGAACCCCCTGGTGGCTCCTGACGCTCTTTCGACTACTGTTGACATCATTATTGAAGTCTTCGGTGGCGATGATCTTGAGTTCGCCTGTCCGGTTCCAATGCAGTACCAACCAGTTCTCTACAGTTCACAGTGTGGAGTCCCCCGTTTCAGATCACAAACGGGAGTTTCGGCCACTATAGAGCCGGAAAAGCATGCGATCGACTTGTCGACGATCACCCCAGAGCTTGAGCCTTCGCTCTATTGCATGGGTGAGAGAATTCTCTCTATTAGACAGATGGTGAAGAGGTTTACCACCATGTATACGGCGCAAGCCGTTGTAATCGCCCCTGCGAATTCATACATGACGATTGACCCTAACGCCAATTATCTTCCTTCGGTGGGTCTCACCGATGGGCTCAAGAACCTCGCTGATGTTCGCGTTGATATGGTAAGCTATTACGCTGCCTGTTTCCGCTTCGTTCGTGGAGGCATGAGATACAAATTCATTGACCCCTTAGCAACTGGTGCCTACTACGTTAATACGTATGTTGGCCCTGGTGCTGCTGCATCTGTGACTCCAGTCACTTTCGCCGGCACTAATTCTGTTGTCAATGGATTAGACCAGCCAGTTGTGGTTGTTCCCTCGCTCACAGGAGGGATTGAGGTGGAAATGCCTTATTACAATGCCACACACGCATCGCACGTTCGTTTGACCAATGGCTCGACTCTCTCTTCTGATCAAAGGGAGATCACGGACAGTGCATTGGTGCTGCAGATAAACACAGCCCAGTCTGTAACTGCTACACCAACAAGCTTTTCACCAGCTACCCGCGTCTTTCGAGCGGCTGCTGATGATTATAGCTTGGGCTTTTTCATTGGAGTCCCCCCGCTCAACACCACCGCGCAAAGCGGTGCTGTTTAGAGCACACCTTACAAAGACTAGCGTCATTTTACTCGTTTTGAGACGCAATTAGTTTAATCTTATATCCCCTCCGGGTCTTTGTAGGGGGGTCTGAGTCACGGAGAGGAAAATCCGGAGAGTATACCGGTTGGGAAGGTTCTTAGAATCCCAAACGGTTGCGCAACAATGACGCTTTTTAGCGGTTTTAAAGACGCGACCGAAAGTCACTCACATCCATTGGTGTGTTTGACAGCTTTC